GGGGTGATTTACGTCACCAATCTTATGACCTCTAAAGTTATCTACTAAGAAACCTGACTTATATCTGTCGAATCCGTCTGCATCTAAAATCTGTTTTGATTGAGTATCTTTCTCAAGTAATGATAGTGAAGTGATTCTTTCTAAGTTGGTGACCCTATTGTTAATCTTTCCGATATCCTTCATAGTATATCGTCTATGGTCTTGTGACCTTATTTTAATTTGACTTAATTTATTAGTGTAAGGTGGTATTGATACTTCAAAAAGTTCTATACTATCGTCAAGTGCTTTTGGTTTAGTAGGTGATAACGCAGGATTACCTGTTGCAGTTTGGAATATACCCGACTTATGCAAGAATATTTTATCTATTCTTCCAACATAGAATTCTATATCACCGATAACACTTGAACCACTTACTGGGGTATCAACATGGTTTGCACCAGTTGATGATATGTTTGTTCTTGTTCCTAAGAATGAACGTCCATCTTCGTATGCAAAAGGAGAGTATCTTGCACCTTGACCAGCTTCGTCTGATAAGTCTGTTGCAGTAGAAGGGTTTTGGTTATTATCTGTTCCAAAAGAGGAGTTTCCTAAAACCTGACCAACTATAGGTCTGAAATCAACTGAGTCTGATAACTCAAAAGTTCCATCGGGTTCTAGTCCACCCAAGTCAACTTTGTTCGGTGAATATACTGGGATACTTTTGTATTCGATACCTGTGTATGAATTTACATCAAAGTAATCACCACCACCTGAAGCTTGGAAGTAATCAAACACTACTAGTATTTGATTATTTGGTGTTGGTTCACCAGGCTTTAAAACTAGTTTTGATAAATCATAGAATCCATCTCTCTGACCGTTATCAAAGAAATATCTATTTGTTATATTAGGTGAACCTGTTCCTATACTTGAAATTGTTCCTGTTGCACTTGAAGTTTGTCCTATGATAATTTCACCGTCTACAAAGGTATTATTGTTTGAATAGTAGAAGTATGTATCTGCACCGTCACCAGCAAAAGTAATAATGATTGCACGTGCGTCTGAAGTTTGTCCTACAATCTCTTCATAGTTTGCAAAAGTTCCACTTGTAGTAGTTGTTTGTAATTTAGGTGGAACTGCAGTTCCGTCAACACCTTCATATATTGCACGAACCTTAAATGCGTCTGCAACACCTAATGAAATTTCTTTATTGTCATATCCACAACCATAGAAATTACCAACAGACTTTTCACTAACTTTTAGTAATCTTGCACTTCTAAGTGTTTTATTTCTGTTAACTGGGTCTGTTATTTGAACAGTATATGATACTCTTACAGTTGCACCGTCATTGTTTGCATTGATACCACTGAATGTAATCTGTTGTCCTGAACCTGCTACTGCAGTTGAAGTTGTAAGTGTGTCGGGGTCAATTATATCTCCATTCGTAAACGAACCACCTGCTTGTTCTTCAACAACTGCAATTGTAAAGTTATCTTTGTTTACTGCACCGAATACACCGTTTGCACCAGTTGTTATTGAGAACTGTCCACCCGATATTTCAGTTGTGAACTGTCGTCTTACAGTGACCGATTCACCTGTATGAGATTTCACCCAGTTTCTTGGCCATGCGAATATTGACGCAGTTTGGTTTTGGTCGTATAATGTTGCACGTCTTCGTGTCACATTACCTTGGAATGCAACTGAAGAAGAACCAGTTAATACTGCATTTGTATCATCAGTGACACTTGCAATAACATAATTTATTGTATCTACTGGGTTATAAACTATATCACCCTCTTTTAATTCTGTTCCAAACTTAGTTCCAAAACCCGTAAGTGCAGTATTTGTTCCAAAGATTACTGTTCCTGTTAAAGTGTTTAATAAATCAGTGACAATGTCTGCAGTAAATATTTCTCTTGCAGTGTTATTTGATATTTGTGTAATACCTCTTGCACGGTCAATGTTGTATGTTCTAACAGCACTGATTTCAAAACCTGAAGAGTTTCCACCACCAGTTGCAGCTATTTTATTACCTACACCAAAGGTTCCTACTAAATCATGAACTTTGATATAGTTATTTGTGTAATCTACTTCTGCAACGATACCATGAGCACCAGTTGTTGTATCTTCTATTCTTTGACCAACTAAAACTGGTGTTGCATTTGTGATTGATACTAAATCAATCTTTGTTAACATTTTGATATCAAACAAGTATAAGTTATATACACCTGTTGTATGTTCGTCTATGTTTCTTACTCTACATAAACCTATCTTTTCACTAGCATTGGCTGCACCAGCACTTCCTACTGTATCATAAAGTTCTGCAACTTGATATGGGTCTAGTGTATCAACTCCACTCTCATTACCAAACTCAGGTAAAGAGTGAACGTTTGTGACTCTTAATTTGTTTCCTATTCTGACTGGTGTATTTGCATTGTCTAATGAAACTGTTGACCTTGCTTTTGGAAGACCGATTGTTGTTGTTCCAATCTTTTCAATTTCATAACCTTTAACATATGCTTTACCAGGCGATACTTGCATGACGAACTTAGATTCGTCACCACCATTTGCTTTTGTATATACACCACCATTAATTGTAGTGTCTAAGTGTTCTTTTAAATTTGGTGTAAATTGTCTTACAACGAAATCACCATTTGCATCAAAAGTTCTTCGTGCAAGAGTATGTTCGATTTCATTGTATATTGGTTTATCTATTTTTAATTCTATTAAACCACTGTTGACTCTAACTAGTTCTACAAAGTCTGCATCGTTTGTAGAAGTAAGTGTATACTTACTTAATACTAAGTCAAATTTAAGTCTATCTGCACCAGCAGCGTTTTCGTTTGTTGTTCCTTGTGAGTTGTCTAATAAACTTGAATCTTCTGAAGAAGAAACTAATGATTCTGTAATAGTTAAACCGATTCTGTATGAAGGAGCTCCTGAGTATTTCTCTAAGATAAGTTCTTGTGCTGGAACTTTAACAAAGAATCCTCTAATGAATACAACACCTTCTGATATATTTGCAATCGAACCTCTTCCTATTGGATTCGATAATACTGTTTTTGACTCGACTTGGAATTCGTTATTGTTTGAACCAACTTCAGTTATTCCACCATTCTCATCTACAGTCACTTCATGTAGTTCTTCGTCTGCAGAAAAAGTAAATGAATTATTTGTGTCTGTTCCTTGTGATTGATATCTAACGAATAGTGTGATTGGGTCGTCTGAAGTTTCTGCAGTTGAAGTGACAACTTTACCTACAACACCTGTTGTTTTACCTTGTAGTATTTTTCCATGGAAAGAAGTTCTGTAAGATTCAACTGAATCTGACCCTTGTGAATTTGGATTATTAGACTTTACCTTTACATAGTAAAGTTCCATATCTACATCAGATTGAGCACCAGTGACAATCGAACCCTCTTCAAATATATGATTACCAAATCTTTCAATTTGATTTTGTAGGATTGATTGAGACTGAGTTAATTCCCTAGCTTGTAAAGGTCTACTTGCACGAAACAAGACCTTTTGGAAATTTTTATCCTGACTGTAGTCGTCATAATAGGGTGATATATTTAAATCAGTTTTCTCTGCCATGTTTTCTCTCTTGTGGGGTCATTGTGACCCCATTAATTACATTTCGATAATCAGTTTGATATCTTCGATTTGGTCAGCAGCTCTTGTCACTGCACCCCTGTTTTCGACATACATTATTTGACCTGAATACCTTTCAACTTCGGGGTATGCAGCGTTAACTGAGTTAACTGCACCATTACCACCACTCCAATATGCAGTATCACTTGCAGTAAAGTTCACATATCCACCAGCACTATTTGCAACTGGGACATGAGAAACAACATTACCACTGATTGATACAACTTTAGATACTGCAACACCATTTCCGTCTACTGATGCACTCATAATAGTATCGTCTACTGATAAATCGGTGACACTAGCAAGTGTCATTTGTGAATATGCAGCTAATGAAGTTGAAGTTGCAACTGTTGTAGTTCCAACATTGAATGGGTCTTGTATTAAACCAATTCTTCTGAAATCGTTATCTACTGGGAAGTCACCTGAACCTTCAGCAAACTCTAATCTTGCATTAACACAAATAAAGTTTCCACCAAGTTCTTGAACTGGGTCTGCACCATGTCCATAGAAAGGTGATATGATTGGTTTTACTGCACCATTTGAACCACTACCGATACCTGAGATACCTGATACGTCAACTGAAGCACGTTTGTATCCCGAACCAGCATTTGTAATGTTAACATGTGTTATTGAACCTGAGGATACGACTACAGAACAAACTGCACCCGAACCGTCCCCAACAATTGATACACCTGTATATGTTCCGTCTGTATAACCAGCACCAACATTAGTCACTGATACGTGGTGAATACCTCCGTCCACTGCAGAGTTTTCTACGTCCCACTGAGCAGAACCGTCATCAGTTGCAGCTGAACCGATTGCACCACCTGAACCTGTTCCATCAACTTCGGTTTGAGCACCGATAGTTTTTACTGGAATAAAGTCGTTAGTGACAAATTTAATAGTTTCTGAGGCAGAAATTGTATACATATACTTCCAAATATAACCACGACCTGAGGCAGCGTTTGAGTCGGCAGTTTCTACTAAAGTAGTTGCACTTGTTCCTGTTGGTTTTATGTCTGATACAACTACAGCACCTGAAGTATCTCTACCAGTTCTGATACACTTATACACATTGTATTCATCAGTGATTACAAAGAATCTTGAATCGTATAAGTTAGTTGCACTTGAAGCTGGTGCAGTGTTAGTTGAACTGTAATCATGTGCATATTCATCATATGAAGTTCCTGAAGTCCAATCATATCTTGTTAGACCATGTGATACATCTGAAGAAGAAACCTTCTTCATTGCAATCATGTCTGCATATGAATCAATCTCTTCACCAACTGCATTCGCAGGTGAAGGTGGATTGTTTTCGTCTGTCCAATCGAATGAACGTCCTATGAATATATAACTTGACGAGGCACTCTCACCAAAGTCTTCCTTAAATTGTTTCGCATTGTGGATTCGAAACTTTTCCGTTATTATTGCTGCCATTTTTTTAATCTCCTCAGATTATTTATATACTATTTATAACACTATGCAGACTTAATGTAAGAACTAAATGCAATATTAGACCTTAAATTTGGAACGTCTGAATAATAGTTAACTGTATGTTGTGGGAAATAGGTTTCAAGGTCTGAGATTCGTAAACCTTCGGGTTTAGATTCCTCTGTCATGATATTACCTGTTCCATCTTCTAAAATTAAATCGTCATTATCTGTTTCGTCTTTTAGATAATACGATATATCGTAAACTTGTTGTCCTGTAATGGTATTTAGACTTCGTAAAGAACTACCTAATGGTGCATGACTTATGATTGAAGTCCTTTCTGTTGAGATATAGTTATCTTGTATATCGTCAAACGTTGCAGATTCCATTTGAATAACACTACCGTCTTCAAAGATAAATCTATCACCTACAATTTCACCAGCTGCTTGTTCAACAAGACTTGGTTCTAATGCAAATATATACATTTCTTCTTCATATAGGAATTTATTACCGTCTTCTAATAGGAACACTTCGTCTTGTTGGTTTCCTACGGATACTATTCTTCCTGAATCAGACGGTCTTCTTTCATTACTTCTGACTAAGTAATCATGGTCTGCTGTGTCAACTGCAACTGTAGTGAATCTAGTTTCACTTGCACAAGTAATACTTCCACCCATACCCGAATGGAATTGACAATAGTAATATAGTTGTGTTGAAGTTGTTTCATGCACACGAATTTCTGTAATCATGTCTCCTCTTACAGTCACACCGTCTGTATATTCACTTCCACCACCGTGTGTCCCGTCTGCAGTTGTTGAAAACTTAAATGGGTGACTGGAAGAATGTTCGAAATGATAAGTGTGACCTCTTAATAGAGTTAATGAATTATTATTGACTCCGTCAATTTGATAAACATTTTGTGAACCATTATTAACAACATTAACTACTTTAACTGTAGTAGAGTTATGTCTTTCTGTTCTTCTATTTTGAAGTAATGACCCCATGACAAAAGATTGAATTTTAAATATGTTTAAGTGTCTGTTTCTATGTGAAGAATCCCCATACTCTGTAAATGGTTCGGTGATTGCAAGACCAGTTCTTGGGTCTGTTTCAACTGTAGGAACACCTGCGTCTTTTAGAACAACCAATGGGTCATTCATTTCTTCTTCAGTAGTCCAAAGAAGTATTTGTCTCATTGAATTTGCAAAGGCATTTGGTTGTGTTAATACTGGTGCTTCATGAATAACAATTGTAGGTCTAAATTTAATCTGTTCTTCTACAACTGTATTAACTGTTTGTTTGATTGCAACCTCACCAAAGAAAATATGTCCAGCTGGGTGTAATAAGTCCTTGACAACTGACCTATATTTGTTTATACTTTCTCCAACCTTGATAACATATGAATGTGTTTGATAGAATCTACCGTCTTGTATATTACTTGCACTTGCATCAAGTGTAGATTTGTCTCCAAGTAATTGTTCTTGTATTACACCCTCACCAGCAACTTTACCTCTAGCTTGATAAGGATTTGATTTTAAAATCTTAAATGTATCTACATTATTAAAATCTATAGTTTCGTTTGTTAAGAAACAACCATTTAAATCAGTGTAAGTCAATATGTGTCTATCTGAATCATAAGATACAACCTTTGCAGTTGAACCTGATACTCTTCCTTCTAAGACAATGTCTTTTGTAAGGTTTGCAGTTGGGGTGGTAATTAACATAGGGAAGTATGAAGTTGAATCCATAACTCCGTCATAGTTAAAATTGTCACCCTGTTCTTGAATGTTTAGTGAACCAACTCCACCAATAGTGTCTGAATATGCAAATATTTTTGCACCTTCACCTTTAGATACAACTGCTTGTGTATTTAATTTAACAGTATTAGAGTTTCCACCAGTAATTTCTTCACCATTAACAAACTCACCTGTATCTGATGATAATCTTTTAACAACTAATCGTTTATTTTGTGAATCTATTTTTAAGATAGTTGCAGTTGCATTTGAGGTTGTTCCAGTGACAACTTCTCCTACTTGGAAACCTGTCAAGTCTGTAAAGTAAATATATCCGCCTGGATATACTTTAGGGATTTGTTTATAACCACCACCAGGCGACTTAATCTTAATACTTCTAATTTCTGAATTTACAGTTTCTTGTTGAACTGGGTCTCCGTCTTCCATTAAGAGTCTCATTTTTCTAGTATAGATTTCTATGAGTTCTCCACCTGAAGGAGGGGTGACTAAAATAACTCTATCGTTTTTATGAGTGTAATCAGTAATCGGTGTTAATAAGATTCCGTTGTTATACACTTCAACACTTTCGTCATTAAAAACAATAAAGTTTCCGTTGTTATCTTTTCCTGAAATAATTGGGTCACCTGCGATTGCAGTATATTCGTATTGACCCCAAACAGTTGCACCTTCTAAAATTATCTCTTCACCAACTGCACCGATAACTGCTTCTGCACCACTACCTTGTGAGTCTGACTCAAAGACAACTAAGTCACCGCCTTGATAACCAGCACCACCGTCTTCAATATAAATGTGGTCAACACCACCTTCTAATAAACCATTGACTACTGATTTTGCAATTGTGGTTGAACCGTCTAGTTTAGAACCTGTAAAATTAACAGTATCATTTAAAGAGTATAAAGAACCAAAGTTTGATTGTTCTAATATAACACCACTGTTGTCTTCGAATAAGATATTACTATCTTCTTCTTCGTTTCTAATATAAGTTGAAGAAGAGGAATTGATTATGTCTGCAATTAAACCAACAACTTGTGCAGTTGTGGTTGTCAATCCGTCTCTATCTAATAATGAGACTTGTTGATTGAATTGAAATTCACCCTTATGATTGTCTGTAATTTCTAATGAGTATTTTCCATTTTCAGTATCAATTGGAAATATGTTTTCTACAATTGATTCTGCAATTATTCTATTGTTTGCATCATATTGAATTATTCTATCTGTAGAACTTGGAGCTACTCTCAAGTCTGACATTATAACATTTACTCTTCTCTTCTGAGAGTAATCTGATTCTGATGCATATATTGTTTCGTTGTCGGGATATCTAATCTCTGCATCTTCGTTGTAAAGAATCCTCATTAAGAATTTTAATGATTCTGCAGTTCCCTTTTCTTTATATAAATCTGATATACCTTTAATCGTTAACCTTTTGTTTTGTGTTTGTTTAAGGTCTAACGAAGGTAAAAAATCTGTTTGGAAATGTTGTAGAAAGTCTTCTGAAGTTTTATCGATATCAGAATAATTTAAAATCTTATTATTTGCAATAATAGTATTTTCTTTGTATCCACTAACTGTTCCTGTTTGTTTTGACTTCCTTCCTGTAATAGTTTCTCCCTCTGAGAAACCAAAACCTGAAATTGAATTTACATAAATCTGTAATCCATTTATAGAAGTAATCTTTGCAACTGACTTTGATACTGAACCAACTACATACTCACCCACTATCCATGGGTCGGCAGTTGCAGTTGGGTTTGCACCCGTTGATTCGTATATTAATTTTGAAGTGTCTTCATCAGGTGAAGGTCGAACAGTTTGGGGTTCAGCAAGAACTGACCCCGAACTGTCTTCCAACATGATTCCGTCTAAGTCACCTTGAGCAGAAAGTGTAATGATTTCACTTTCGAGATATTCAAAGTATGATTTTAAAAATAGTTCAAAGACTGGTGCTTCAGACTGAATGTAATCAGGCAGAAGTCCACTTAATCTATCAGTAAGTCTTTCTATTTTAAAATCGTTATTAGACATAATCTTAGCTTAATGTAGCACCTAGGTTTGAAACTGGGAACCAGTTTGAACCGTTCCAAATACAAACAACTGCATCACCTTGTCCAGCAAGAATGATTTGGTCTGTTGTATCTGAAGAATAACCCCAAGATGATACTGTCACTTCTGCATTTGCAGAAGAACTATCTGTCTTGTAGATTACTTTTAATTGACCAACGTCTGTTCCGTCATCTAAAGTAAACTCAACTGCTGAAGAACCAGTCAGTGTGATTTCACTTGCAAAAGATGATGCAAGGTTAGACGCAGTTGCAGTTAATACTGTTATATCGTCAACTGCTAAATGAGTTGGGATATTTTCGAATAACTGACCTATGGTCATTTTTTTGTTGACGGGTGTTCCGCCTGGGTTATCTACTATGTGTAGTAAATCATCAGCACCTATATCTGTATCAGATACCTGTGTTAATGCACTTATTTTTTTATCTGCCATTTTATTTTCCTCCTAAAATCCAAATAAATGGGAAACTACTCGGGGGACTCCCGACCACTTTTTTCATTTCGTTAATAATTACTGGTTGAGGTAGAAGTATACCCTACACCAGCACTGCTTTCACCACTTGCTATGGTGTCTACTTCAGCTGTCACTTTAATATCTTCAGATGAAATGTCTACTAGATTACCTCTAGTTGCAACGACATCATTACCCGAAGGAATAACAGTGAAGTCAATCGATGAATCAGTATTAACCGTGGAGGTTATATTGACTGCATTGATTGTAATCTTTCCTAAGGCATAGTCAACTGTTCCAGCTACACTATCCTGATAAATTCTTGTTGACCCTGATAGATAATATCTTCTTAAATTACCTGTTCCATCATCGTCAAAATACTGAACGTTTACGGTATCACCCGAAACATAAAAACCTGTTGTGGAAGTCACACCACCCGACATTGAACTATGACCACTATGTGGATTATACAATGCATTACCAAAAGTCACTGTATAACCTTTGGTTTCGTTGACTAAGATATCTTTTCTTTTTCTCAATCTGATATTACATGTATTTGAGAGAATAGAAGTATTACTATCGTCAACTGCTTTTAATAAATTTGAATGTCTAAAGATTGCATCAAAGTTGTTTAGATTAGTAGTATCAAAAGTTTGAATTGCAGAGTTAACGATTGCTTCTAACTCACCGATTGATAAGTCTGTTGCATTCTCGTTATATTTGAATACACATGTGACAAGTATTTTAACTATCTCTGCATCGACTACTTGTGGTCTAACTGTTAACATGTTTAATGCATTCAGTTTAGATTTAACTAATTCCTTTTCTGTATCTGATAGATAGTCTGAGTTTTGTGGTTTAAGTGCAACAAACACTTTACCATATTCGGGTGGGTCATTATCTTCACCACCCCACACTGCAACAGCATCGGCATTCGGATAATACTCTTGCACTTTTGCTTTATAGTCGTTAAGTGTCACAAGTCTGTTTTGTGAAGTGTAAAACTTCGTGGCTTTAAACTTGATTGATTCGATTGATTCTTTCTCTGCACCACCACTTGCTTTTGATACATTTGAAACTAATGAATTTGAGAAACCATTGATTGTTCCATTTAAAACAAATTGACTAGCACCATTTGCATGTAGTGGGTCAACTATAATATATGTCACGTCAATTATGTCTCCATCTGATAATCCTTTACCTAGTGTTCCGTCACCAAAGTAAATCTCTACATATCCTTCTTCGTTCTCTTGTGCATAGTAGACTTTTGATTCGGTTGTGATATTTGATATACCTGTTGAAAGTGAATAAGTTTCTGATACTCCATTCGAAGTCACACTTACTATCATTCGTCCTTTGTCAACTCTCTCGTTAGATAATACAAACTTTGGATTTGCAAACTGATTATCAAATATGAATGAATCACTTGCATATGTTCCTTGAACAATCTCTACGTTATTATAGTTGTATGAAGTTCCGTTTTGTGTTGGTCTTTTAGTAGAAGTCACTACAAAGTTATAAGAACTTCCGTCATACACTGTCACAAAATTTGTTCCACGTGGAAGTTGCATTTCTGTAGTTGTTGGTGAAGTTCCGTCTGCATTCCTTACGTTCTTCATTTCTAAATTTATAAATGCACTTGAACATGCTTCTGACGCAGGAACGAACCCTAAATCTTTTGCACGGGATACAACATTCTTTCTGATTTGTGCAGAATCTAAAAATAATTCTGAAGCTGCAATGTTAGTATTTACTGCACCGATATGAGATGCATATGCAAGAAGGTCGATAAGAACTGACATACTTGAACCTTCAAAGTTATAATCCTTGAATTGTTCTTGACCTTTAAGATAGTTCTTAAGGTTATCTGCAATGTTATCGAAATCTAAATCGGTTATGTTTAAGTTTGAACTTTTTACTGCCATTATCGTGTCCTTGAAACTGTTATTTCAACCTCTTGTTGTGGAGCTCCATTTTTAATATTATAAAATATCATGATATCTAATTGATTTGAATCTTCGTCACCAAATACAATATTGACATTCTCTACACGAGGTTCTAATTGTTCTATCTCTTTTGCAAGATTCCTTCTCATTCTGTTTAGTTGTCTATCAGTATTTAATTCAAATAATTTGTTTCTGATTGAACCACCAAAGTTTGGTTTAAAAGGTCTTTCATATTTGTTGGTCATGACTATGTTTCTAACAGACCTTTTGATTGCGTCTGTATCAGTCTTTCTGACTATGTCACCAGTTATTGGGTGTTTACGAAAGAAGATATCTAAATCTGCATAGATATCTTTCGTTGCAACTGTCTTTCCGTTATTTACTAAGTCTACCATATATCTATTTATACAAACTAATCGGGTTTCTTCGTCTTACCAGCAGAAGAACCTGAACTAATTGTATGTGTATGTGTTGAAAGTTTGACACCCTTACCTTCGACTTCTCCACTTGCAGTAATACTACTTGAATTTGTCTGTTTACCAGTGACATCTAATGTTGATTGTAAAGTAGTTGCACCTGATACTGTAAGTGTTCCCGTGACTGTTGTGTCTGATATAATTTCTGTTGTGTTATTACCAGTGATTGTAATCTTACCTTCTGATAATACGTCTGTTGTTCCTTTGAGGATATCTGCTTTTAGATTTCCTTCTGTAATCTCTGAAGTGACATTACCCTTTAACACTTTCATATCTACATTAC